CCACACAAGTCCGTAGTGCCGGCATATACTTTAGGAAAATATAAAGGGACCTCAGTTCCCCAATATTCATTACATTTACTAAGGCCTTGACTAATAATGCTATGAGCCATAGTATGACTTTGGATACTATAGGGGTTTGAACCAGGATCCCCTGTTTCCCCAGTTTTGATATAGTTCTCAAGCCACTTGTGCATTCGTGTACCACGACCTGCGGCTTCGGTCGTAATTTCTTGTGCTTTAACTACGCCAACACGTTTGCGCCAATTTTGTAGTGCTTGCTTAGATTCTTCTGATTTAGTAGCATCTAGTATTGTTGTAACTGACGGAAGTTTTTCACCATCAGGTGTAGCGTATCTACGTTTGCCATCAATATCAGTACGCGGTATAGGTTGATAGTTAAATTTATTGGGATTATACATATGGCAATTGTACTACAAATTACTCTGTAGTACAATGTATTTGGTTAATGCTTGCTTTTATAATCAGCTACTGCGGCTTTGATTGCATCTTCAGCAAGGATTGAACAATGGATTTTGACTGGCGGCAACATGAGTTCTTCAGCAATTTCTGAATTTTTAATAGTTGCGGCTTCGTCCAGCGTCTTGCCTTTAACCCACTCGGTAATGAGAGAGGAACTTGCAATCGCAGATCCACAGCCATATGTTTTAAATCTTGCGTCTTTGATGATGCCATTTTCTACCTTTATTTGAAGTTTCATTACGTCACCGCATGCGGGTGCGCCAACCATACCAGTACCAATATCAGTATCACTCTTATCAAAAGATCCGACGTTCCTGGGATTTTCATAATGATCTATAACCTTTTCTGAATATGCCATATTTATACCCTAAAACTTTCTCCACATCCGCAACGGTCACGTTCATTAGGATTCTTAAATTCAAACCCTTCATTTAAACCATTGCGTACATAGTCAATTGTTATATTATTTAAATAGACCTCATGTCTTTTATCAATTAATATAACAAATTCTGGGAATGCATAATTGATATCACTATCTGAATATGCATACTCATCAACGTATTCTAACACATAAGCTAGGCCGCTGCAACCTGTGGTCTTTACCCCTATGCGTATCCCTTTGCCACTTCTTTTTTCTACTAACTTTATTACTTTGGATTTAGCGGTATCAGTAACAGTTATCACTTCATTTGCTTTTGCGCCATTTGCTGGCGTGTTTTTTCATGTTCATCTGGACCGGGCGTTGCACCTAGTTTTTCTGCGCCTTCTTGACCCTTAAATACAACTTCATCTTTGTTTACATTATGAATTATATTTCTTAATGGATCTTTTTTTACTATATCAAATAAATCATCTTTATCTAATATAACATCATTCTGTTTTAGAAAATTTAATAACTCGTCGGTGGTAATTGTTTGTCCACCTTTGCCGATGCGTTCTTTTAATTGGTTGGTAACTGCAACCAATTTCACACGTAATGGATCATCATCGGCAAATTCAAATAACTTCATATTATCGTGTTGAACGACCAACACCCGCTACAGGGCTTTCTTCATCAGGTTCTTCTGGTAGATCAGGAAGTTCACCATCAGGCTGTTCGCCACCCAAGTCTTCCATATCGCCGCCCATACCCATTTCATCACCCATGCCGCCCATTTCATCACCCATACCACCCATGTCTCCACCGGGCATTCCCATGCCGCCGCCTTGACCTGTGATAGTACCTAATGCACCTGATAGTGTGCCTTTGCTCTGAGTTAATGCAGCCTGTAGACTTGTCAATGCTTCGGTTACTTGTTGATTAAACTGTTCACCCTCATTTGTTCCAACTTCGCTATTAACACCATCAACAACTGCTGGTAGTTCTTTAACAAGCATATCACTTACTTGTTCTACCATCTTTTGCATAGCATCAACCATTTCTTGTGCGGCTAGAATAACTTGTGATTTCTCAACTTGTTCATTCTCAAATACCATACGAGTATTGTATAACGGTAACGCTTGAAGATCACCGTAATGATGTTGTAAAGCCTGTTCCATGAAAACAAGTTTCAAGTAAGCAGGATTACTTTCCGTATTAAGACCGTTAGAAGTTTGACGCATTTCGGTCATTAATTTATTGACTTTACGCATCATACGTTGGGTATCATACAGATTAATATTATCTAAATTGATACTAGTATTGAAATGCTCTTTTAAAGCCTTCTTAGCTACTGTAGTTGGGTTTGCATTAAATTCGGTTAGTTTCATAGTTTTTCCTAGAGTACTGATTATATATTTATCATTCTATAAATTATTTTATGGCTTCTGCGAACTTTTTGTTCTGCCAACGCTTGGTCTCTATCACATAATTATCTAATTTAGACATTATATGATATTTTTTTACTTTGTCCTCATTAAGTTTTATAAAATATAAAGACTTAGCATCAATATTTTTTGTTTTTTTGCACAATTTTTGATGCAATTCCAAGCTGGCCAATGTACTTTGTAATTGTGAATCCAAAGTTACTACAGAATTTGCATCTAATATCTTGTTACGTTTGTCTAATGTTGCCCAAACTACAGCATTACGTAAATTGAAAAAGCTATGTTCTACAAAGGTTTTATATTTCTTAACAATGTAGCCCATATCTGTTTTTTCAATAGAATACTCATCAAACAATTCATATCCAGATTTACCCTCTATAACTAGCATTTCTGCTAGTTGTTGTATTTCTTCTTTGCTCAATAATTTTTTCAATATTGAGAACATATTAATCTCACTCATCCTCTAAGACCTCAAAATATATATTACTTAATTCAGGACTAGTGTCTAAGAAATTAGGCAACTTATCCCATTCTGTTCCTATTTTTATCATCGGGACTCCATCGCAATCAGAATACAATGCACCCAGATTACTTATACCATCATCAAACACATTTTTATGATTTATACTAAAAGTAAACGAAAACATAGTCTGATCCTCTTCGCCCTCAAACAAGAATCCAAATTTACTAAATTCTTTAAAGTTAATCTTTTCTGTAATCACTGTGGATGTATCTTCAGGTTGACTACGTAAATTAATTACTTGCAATAGTGTATCAAAATTAACTTGACGATTTCTATTCAATTGCCATGTAGCTAATTGAACCTCATCAATATTCACCGGGGGTTTTCTGTGCAATACACCTGTATTTGTAATATCAAATAGTGTATAACATTTAATTATATAGGACATACACTATTTATAGAGGTAAAAAAGCCCAAGAAATTCTTGGGCTCCTTATCAAACTAAGTTTGAATTAGTTTGTGAATGTTGCTGAAGCAGCAGTTGAACCGCCAGTAGCTGTATCCAATGCAGCCGTTGTCCAAGCGCCTGTTGGGTAAACAGCAATAGCGATTGTATCTGTTCCTGCATCAGTTACTTCATACATATAGATAGTAGCCAATTGTTGAATTGCGTTAATGCAATTTAACAATACTGTACCGTCTGTAGCTAAACTAGCTAAAGTGATTGTGAAGAAGTCTAACTTTGGACCTTGTGGTTGAACTGTTACTGCTGAAGTTACTGCGTTCACTGAACCAACTGTATAGCCGGCAGCGTCATAGTTCATTACTGGTTGAAAGTCACCGTGAGTACGTGTTGTAAATGCCATGATATTATTCCTTTAAATATTTTGAATCATATAGATTCATACTATTATTTATGCCTGGAACAAAAAAATGTTGGTTTTGGTCAACCTCTAGCAGCCAAATTTTGACGGCTAAAGCCCATTCTGTTGATAAGTTTGATTCCGTGACTAACAAAACCTTCTTGGGTTTGTGTACCATCAGATAGATAACCCTTGACCGGACTTTGTTCTGCGGCTTTGTCTAATTGGGGGACAACCTGCATCTTAAGATTATATAACGC